TGCCTATCAAGTGAGAAGCAGAAAATCGCTTACGAAATAAATGTAAGCTGGCATAGCACTTCTGACGACGTACGCGATCCAACAGCGTTTATATTTACCTGCTGCGGACGGTCTTACGGTTACTCTTATTACGTTATCTACATCACTTTCAGATCTTCTGGAAGCACGCAAGTGCCACAGAAAGAGTGATCGTGAATCGGCCACTTTCTTGCCGAGCAAGCGGGGAGTAAATTTGAATCCCCGATAACGAGACAAGGAAGTACGACGATTGTAGATAATTGTCCTTCTTCGGTAACACGAAGTCGGGTCCAGATGGATACCGCAACGTGTGTCGCTACTGTAAGGAACGAGAGGTTCGTCTCCTCGTAATGAGGCTTTAACGAGCTCCCATACTAAGCCATATGGCTTAGAAACTCGAAATAACCCGTTCAATACATGGCATCTTGATGAAACATCATCAATACTGTCCCGTAAATAGAACGGAGTTACATCGATTCCCTTCCAGTAAGAACAACCACAGCTCTCCCGAAAATCTCCACTTACGTGGCTTTTCTCAGTGTTGAGCTGGAAACCGAAGAAAGATAGCAGCTTAGAGAGACGACTGTAGTACTGAGGCTCGATAGCAATATCGTCCCCATATACTGCGAAACGTCTCGAACCAGCTGCGTAACAAAAGGCACCGAATATCAGCGTTTCAACCGTAAAGGTTGATCCGTTACCCATGCTGCTAAACTTTGAATAGGGTTTAATGTCCCCATCCCTAGAATAGCAGAAGCTACGCAACGAGTCCAGATAAGCGAACCACTCGTATGGCAATAGCCATGCAACAGTGTTATAGCTTACTGTATCCGAAGCCATACTTAAGTCGATTGTACAGAAAGATCCGTCAATCGAACCTTCATGGGCACAGAGCTGATTAAGAGTTTGGTCACGTAGATCAATCCTTCGACGAAGGAGACGATCTTTAACGTACGAATCGAAAGCAAGCTGAAAGGGTAAAGCCCCTGTAGGCTCACAGGCGATCGTGCGATGCGTTTTCCAACTCTTAGGGACCGTAACTATCCGGTTACGAGATAGAACTTTGTACGTGACTTCACCGTAGCCAAAATATTTGGATAAAGTGTTGACAAGTACTCCGTTCTTCTCACTCGCCACATGTATGTGTCTTTTAGACACTTTCATGTATGGGAGGGATTGTCTACGCGATGAATCGAAAGTAGCGCCAGGCGTCACAGCGACTCGTTTAGGAATCGTTTCCATGAACGAGCCGAAGTCTCCGAGCGTGAGCTCAATCCAACGAATAGCATCATTAATCATCAACCTGAGATCGTTTGGTAGACGCTCAGGATAGTGATAGAAATGATCTAAGCGTCGGTTTGTGATTCTGCACAGCTTCTCGGCCTTGTTAAAAGATCGAAAGGCGGCAGCTTCACACTCACTATTGTTACTAAAAGAGGGATTCTTACAAAAGAAGGCCTCTAGTTGTAACAACTCAGCGACTTCGTCAGGATGCGTACAATGTGCGATCCTGTCGCTGCTAGCCAATGATGCCATGTACACATGATCACGGGAGCGGATTGCTCCCAAGATCCGGGCAGAAAGGATTTTGTCCTTCTGAATGTGTACAGCTTCCTTCAGGTAGTTGTTGGCACAAAGCCATACAAATAGCCTTGAGGTCATCATGATGATCCTCCAGAGAGTTTTGATGTGTGAACCAGGTGATTAGGAACAGACTCACCAAGATAGAAACGGTGAGGACTAGCTTAATCACTTTAGGTGCACTTGACCGTTAACAACCGAAGTAAACTCGGTGCTCTGCACAATATCGCGCAGAACAACGAGCGCATCGGTTACGTCCTGCGCGAGCCCAGTAATGGGGCGCCGGATATTGACGGACATCGTGACTTTCTGGGGGAGAACAGCGCCCTCAGAATCAAGAGTCGCGTAAAGAACCGAGATACTATCCTCGGCGACAACCTGATTCCCACTCGGCACCTTGCGGCGCTGAATGACGAGACGCGGACGCAGCGCAGTATGAACGCTGGTTACCACGTACGTCCGAGTATTTCCAAGGTCGGAAAACTCGGTGAGGCCAGTGACTAAAGCAGTCATATGCTTCTCCTAGTTTGAGTGAGCGATTCGTTGTCGGATTAAGGCCGTGAGGTCTATAATCTTTTCAACGTTTAGGTTCACCGTGAGACCTGGTAGGGCCCCTATTGCACTGGGAGTTCTAACCACCCACTTACCATTACCTCTGCAGTAACCTGAACCGGTACCAGAATATCCAGCTTTTGGAACATCTGTACGGGTCTTGATTATCTCGCATGTGGTAATGTTAGTGTACCAGGCGGTATAAGCCGTCTGGAGGGATAGAAACTCCCAAGCGGAAATAAGATCTCCTATGGGAAGAAACCAATCAACGATAAAACTGTACGGGATTAACTCCCACGCAGTTAACGCTGGATTGATTCTAACCACATTAGGTCTTATGTCGGCGACGAGCCCAACTTTCTGTTCAATCGTCCACTTCGTCTGTAGAGTCCATGTCAGGGTTCCATATACCTGATTATAGACTACCGGAACTGAAGTGAAGGACGAATCAGAATTGAAGGTATTACCTCGTCTAAACCGATGCATTTTCCGCCTATAGAGCTCGTAAGCTTTATAAAGATTCATGGCGTCGTAATACAGGAGTCTCCATCCATAGCGCCATTCTAGCCAAGGCTCATGCCAAGAGCTAGAACGGGGCTTGGAATCGATGACTCTCAGTACACGATGGCCAAGCCGTGTGAAAAGATCTAGAGTAGATCTTAACTCAGCGGAAAATGTCAGTAAATCAAAACCGGCACCAGCAACGCTGGATGCTAGGGAATTGAGAGCTGACACTGGATCTTTATAAACGAGGGGACACACAGAGTCCTCTTGGACAGTTGGTGCAGAGATGGGAACAGGACCTGCGTCATGGTACCAGTTCGGTGTGCAAGCACTACCGATTTGGGACATATTGACAACATGGCTGCCTCCATCATACTCACCTACGAACTGATACCAAGGCGTAGCTTCAATGAGTTCCCCCCGAGCTCTTCGACGATGGAAATCCGCCGTTGCCATACCTCTCGAGTGTTTCTTATACCAATAAATAGGCCCAGTGTAAGGCACCGTAGTAGAAGTACACGGTACACTTACAGGCTTAGTATGGTA